AGGTAGATCTGTGTCTTTTTAGACTCTTCAGCAAAAAATTGATCTGAGTCTAACCTTGCTTGTACTATTTTATTAATATCCAGCTTCATTAGTTCTTGATGTCTTTATAAGTATCTGATGCCTCTTTTAATCCTTTTCTTAATTTTTTTACTGTATCACATGTCTTTTTAAGAACATTATTACCTGTAATATCAAACCAGTTTTCATTAATAGATGCAAGCTCTATAATTGAAAATATTCCAAGTAGTATATTAGTAAATATTGCAGTGGTAGTAATCACAAAAGAAAAACCTAAGAAACTAAGTAATCCATTAGCAAATGGTGTTAGTGCATAATAGTCTAGAGGAAATACAGCACCTGCAGTAATATAATAACCAAGAGCTTTATATACATATCCCTGTCTAAGTATTCTAGATTTAAATACATCTCTGTATCTTCTGTTAGTTTCTTTTGCAATTTTTCTAAGAGAAATTAGTTTTACAACAGTGTCTATAAAAATAATGATCATTAAAATTATTGCCATTAATTCTACAGGGGCAAAGAATGATGATATTGACAAGGCTACAAGAGTTAATTTTGTTTTCATACTGTAGGTATTTGAGCTTTAATCAGTCTATATATAATATATAATATAATAATTATTAACCATATACCACCAATCCATGCTAGGAAATTTACCCAACCCGGGATATATTTTATTTTTTGTGGTTTAAGAGTTTTTGTAACAAGCTTTGTCTTATAGACTGTATTACCTTTTATAGTTTTATAAACAGTATCTGTCTTTGCAATTACTTTGTATTTATTCTCTTTTATTCTAGCTTGAAGTTTAAGTATTGTTCCATCTTTTTCAGATAGTCTAGAAGCATATACATTACCTAATGAATCACAGAATAATGTATCTTCTATAAATACAGTTTCTCCTGGGATATTAATAGTAGTGTCTCTAATTTGTATTACTGTAACTGTACTATCTTTCTGAGTACAAAGTGGGCAGTATTTTTCAAGTCTTCTTTCTAACGAACATGCTGTTACAAAAACAATTAGTAAAGTAAAGACAAATAACTTTTTCATTTAATATATTTTATTTAATATAAATATATCTGAGTAAATTGCGTTTAATCCCGATGCACTACTAAATTGTGCTGTAACATCTAATGTGTTTGGTATTGTTGTATCAAAGGTTGTGTTATTAACTGCATTAATACCAAATCCTTCTGTTGATGCGTTAGATTGTTTTACAGTTAAAAAATTAGCAAATGTTACAATAGAAGCTGCTCCTGCAGGACCAATGTTCCTAATAGTAAAGTTCATTGATAAAGACCATATTGCATTAGTATGAGCAGTCATTGTTTGTGGTCCACTATCAGCTAATATTACTGAACCAGATTTAATTCTTATAGTTATTGTATCATTATTCTTTGATGACATTAAACCACCAAAATCTCCTCTGAATGAATCACCAACTGAGAAGCCATTTGCCGGAACTGTTAAACTACCTAAACCACCATCTATTAAAGTTAACTCAGCTGTTGTACCAGTAATTACTGGGCTATTTGCTGTTTGAGTAAATAAACCATAATTAGTAGCTGCAGGTCCACGCAAATAAATTTCAGTACTCATTGCTTATGATAACCAAGTGATTAAAAATGTTGTACCTGTTGCATCATAACTAATACCATTAATTAAATTGTTTAAACCAGCAGGATCAAAATTAATTGTAGTTCCTGCAGGAAGAGGTTGACCAGCAACCTGTCCTACAGCCGTTCCAACATTTGCTATTGAAAATCCATAACATGGTGGAATAGATCCGGGACCATTATGACTTACTATATTAGCATCACGTGTCTGTGGGGATAACAAAGGAGTTAATTGACCCATTCCGTCACAAATACAATCTAATCCTTTTAGGACTTTGTATTGCCAAGGCCAGTTGTTTCCTTGTAAACCACTATTTCTTAAATCTCCTATACTATTTGACATATCTTAAGTTTTTACTTAACTACTTTTACTATTAAATCTGTACCAGATACAGTAGTGTAAAATTCTCCAGGTTTTAGTCCAGCAGCCAGTGCAGCTGCATTATTTGCAAACTGCAGACCAGCAATCTTTGAACCAAAATCACGTAAGAATTTATCTACTGACCTGTTTTGATATTGATACATCTGTGCCAGTTTAGATGTATACTCTGGCATTGTGTTCTGTGGATTATCCACATTTTCGTATTCAGGTAATGCTCCCATGATTTATATATTAAGTAGTTAATAATAGTTTATACACTACACCATTTATAGTTACTGGTAAGTAATGTGTCTGTGCTGCTGGTCCAAGTACTACAGGACCTACTGGACTTGTTATACTACCAATTACAAGTTGACCACTTGCTGTAGCTGTTGCACCTTGTCCAATTACAATACAGTTATTAAATGCACCAGTTTCAGTATCAGAACCAATTGCTGTGTTATTGGAACCAGTGCTAGAACCTAATGCCCTACCTCCAACAGCTGTATTTTTTAATCCTGTTGTTACAGCTCCTAAAGCAGAATAACCTAATGCAACATTACCTGTTCCAGTTGTAACACCAGTAGCTGCAGTTGACCCAACAATAGTATTAAAATTTCCAGTAGTTAAAAGAGCTAAAGCACTTTGACCTATAGCAACATTGTTATTTGATGTAGATGGATTATTCATTGAATTAAACCCAATTGCCAAATTGCTAAATCCAGTAGTATTATTAAGTAATGCAAATTGTCCTATTCCTATGTTATTAGAACCTGTTGTAGTGTTTCTTAAAGCCCATCTACCCATAGCAACATTGGATGTACCAGTTGATAAATTTCTTAAAGCACTTTCACCAAAAGCTGAATTATTAGCTCCAGATGTTACAGATCCTAACGCATCTGTACCAAAAGCAGAATTACTAGAACCTGTACTAATTAATTGTAATGCATTTTCTCCAAATTGCGTATTAGTTGCAATATTACCTGGTCCATTACACCATACAGTACTCTCAGTATTATTATATTCAAACTGCGGTGGTAAACTATAGTCAGGAATATTTAAAGTAGAACCAACTAAAGTTGCAAGACCACTAGTACCACTTGTAGTTAATGTTGCAATACCTGATGGACCTGCCGGACCAGTAGGACCTGTTGCACCAGCTGGACCTTGTGGACCTGTTGGACCTACAGGACCTTGAGGACCAGTAGCACCAGGTGCACCCGTAGCCCCTGTAGCACCTGTAGCACCTGCAGGACCTGTTGCTCCTACAGCAGCTAATAGTGCCCAACTTCCTGGATCAGATGGAGGATCTGTAGGAGATGGTCCTACAAGAGCTACATAACAGAAATAAGATGCCCCACCAAAAGAAACAGCATCATTTTGTACATATGTTGCAGATGGATCCCAAACTCCTTGCCAAGTTAATCCTGCAGGACCGATTGGTCCTTGTGGTCCAGTAGCACCTGTAGGACCTTGTGGTCCAGTTGCCCCAGTTGCTCCAACAGCTCCTGTTGCACCAGTAGGTCCTGTAGCTCCGGTTGGTCCAGCTATTCCTTGTGGTCCCGTTGCTCCAGTAGCACCTGCTGGTCCTGCTGGTCCTGTGGCTCCTGCTGCTGATAATAATGTCCAATTACTTGGATCTAATGTTGGGTCTAAAACAGATGGACCAACAGTTGTAGCTGTACAAAAATATGTAGCTCCACCAAATGAAACTACATCATTTAAAAAATATTGTGTTCCTGAGTTCCAAGAACCTTGGAAAACTAATCCTGCTGGTCCAGGTACACCTTGAATACCTTGTGGTCCTTGGGGGCCAGTGGGTCCTGCTGGTCCTATTGGACCTTGTGGGCCTGCAGCTCCAGTAATACCAATAGGTCCTTGTGGTCCTGCTGGACCTGTTGCACCCGTTGCACCAGCGGGTCCTGTTAATCCTTGAATTCCTTGAGGACCCTGTGGACCAATTGGACCAATGGGTCCAGTTGCACCAGTTAAACCTATAGGACCTTGAATACCAGGACTTCCTTGAGGACCTTGTGCACCTTGAGATGCAAGTAAAGCCCAATTAGTAAAATCTAAATCAGGACTTAATGTTCCTGCTGTTGGATTAATACAAAAATAAGATGCACCTCCATAACCTACAGCATCATTTACTACATATGATCCACCAGATACCCATGCACCTTGCCAATTTAATCCAGCTGGACCTACGGCACCTGCAGGACCTTGAATTCCTTGCAATCCTGTTACACCTTGAGGACCAGTTAATCCAATAGGACCTTGAACACCTGCAGCACCAGTTATACCTTGAACTCCTTGTAAACCTTGTGGCCCTTGTGGTCCAATAGGACCTTGAGCTCCAGCTTGTCCTTGTACTCCAGTTACACCTTGTACTCCCTGTGGTCCTTGAGGTCCTTGAGGACCGGCAGGCCCTTGTGCACCTTGACCAATTTGACCAATAAAATCTTGTACAGAAATAGCACCTGTTAAATATTCATCGTCTCTTCTATCATCTTTAAGAGCAACAGGTAATAATGTTTTGTTAGGATCAACAGTAGTAACTACACGTCTTCCTCTAATCCAGCTAATAAAATTTAAAATATCCATGGTTGTTGTTATTTAATAAATATACTATAATATACGAAAAATAATTTATATAACAAATTATTTAGAAACTAATTCTTTATATATATCCATTGTATCATCCACTAGAATAATACCCTTATCAGTTTCAACGTGTAGTTGAGTATCACTAATGACCTCAATTGGTCCTGTGATTGTGTACTCTATTTCGTTATATGTAAATTTA